TATCTATGTAAATGCTTTTGACATAGAAACTTGCGAAGCTATGCAGCAGATTGCCAATATAAGCACTAAGGCTATTATGGATGAGCTGACCTTTGATGTAAACGACTATTCTGACATGGTTAAACAGCAAAGAGATATGATTGTCAATTATGATAAGAAAACAAAGGCTCTTGAAGAAGAAAACCGTACATTAAAGAATCAGATCATGGATTTAGAGAGTAAGAAGAAGAAGTGAGGTGTAGTCAATGGAAATAATGACACGCCTGACGGATAAGGAATTTAGCCAGAAGAAACTGGAAGAATACTCGAACTGGCAGAAAATAACACAGTATGGCAGACAAAATCCTGTTTGGTTTCTTGGCTGGGCATTTGGTGCAGAGCTAATGGATTTTCAAAAATGGGTTTATATGAATAGTTGGTATAGACCATTCTGTTTGTGGCTTGAATGTCGTGGTGCTGGTAAGACAGTTGAGGCGGCTCTTATGCACATGGGCAAGATGATGCTTATACCAAACTGGAAACAATATGTGGCTTCCAACTCTCTTGCTCAGTCGATTGAGTGTTTTAAGAAAATAGAAGATATTGCTCTTAACCGTATTCCTTCATTCAGAAGTTTGACTGACATATTTGCTGAAGAAGTTTATCGTTCCGTGAATAGCGAAACTGGATTTATTCACAACCCCGCTGGTCATTATTTTAAGTTATTTAATAATAGTGAACTTGTAACTTTGTCGAGCAACATTACTGCCAATAGAGGTAAGAGAGGTTCGGTGCATTTTGATGAATGCGGATGGATGGATGAGGAAACATATGCGGTTCTTGAAAACTTTATAAACGTTGATTCCAGCTTTAAACTCGGTGTTAATAGCAAGCAACATATTGAGCCAAGACAAATACCCTTACAATTGCTTTATACATCCAGCGCAAGCGATTGTGAGAGTCATTACTTTAAGATATTTAAAGAGTATAGCATGAAGCAGATGATGGGCGATCCCAATTATTTTGTAGCCGATCTTACTGCTAATGCCATCACAAAGCATTCAACTGTAAACGGCTTGCCTATAAAATCCCATTTGACACAGGCGCAAATTGATAAAGCCATCGAGGATAATCCTGAACTTGCTGAAAGAGAACTTTTTAATCATTTCCGTAAGGGTGGCGGTATTAATGCAGTAGTTAATATGGAAACACTTATTCATAATAGTGAATCAAGAGTTCCACTATTGTTCAATGATACTGGCAAAAAGAAGTTTATATTCTGCTATGACCCTGCGAGAAACTATGATAATTCGGTGTTGTCTATATTCCAATTGATAGAGGATGATGATATTGGATATTATTTGCGTCTTGAAAATGTTATTTCAATGGTTGATACAGAAAGTAGGAATAAAACTCCCCTTCCAATGCCAAAACAGCTTGAAATCATAAAAGAACAGATGATTAAGTATAATGGTGAAAAGGCTGCGGAGTGGGAAAACATCACATTTTATGTCGATTCTGGTTCAGGAGGCGGCGGTATTTCTGCAATTTGCGACCAATTGCTTGAAGATTGGTATGATGAAAATGGGGTAAAACATAGAGGAATTATTGATCCTGTGCATAAACAATACGAGACAGCACGTAAAAAATACCCTCTTGCGATGCCAATAGTGCATCTTGTAGACCCACAAGGTTATAAGAAAATAATATATGACGCTGTTCAAAAGATGTGTCAGCTTAATTTAATTAAGTTTACAGAATATGACGGAAAAGATACAATCACTATTATTAATAAAAATGGCGAACTTGTAGACTACGCTCTAAACAATGAGCAAAAGTTGGCATTATCTAATATAGAATTAGCAAAAATTGAGTTGTCTTATATGTGCAGATATGACACACCAAATGGTGGTGTCCAGTATGAACTTGAACGCGGAAAACAAAATAAGATGCATGATGATAGAGCTTATACTATGGCACTTGGCGCTTATGCTCTATCTACGCTTAGGAGACATGATATAGTAACTATCCAAAGACCAGTAGAACAAGAATTGTGTTTTCTTGGACGTTCTGCAAAAACATATAAATAAGGAAGGCGGTGAAATATGGAAAACGAATTTTTCAATATGCAACGATTTGCCAAGTTGCGCTCTGACATTCTGCTTGATCTCAAACAAAACATGGATGAAGTGTCAGTATTTTTGCGACGATTCCCTCGCAAAGTAATACTTGGTGCATTGGCAGACCCTACAAACGCAAGGTCTGAGGAAATCCTGCGAGAGATAAGTAGATTCTACTTTGCAATAAGTCCGCACTATCGCAGAGCCGTGATAATGCTTGGCACTATTCTTACTAACAACTACGTAATACGTCCTATATTTAACATATACGAAGTTGATAAAAATGAACTTGAAAAGCAATATATTGATTATGCCATTAAGTGTGACCGCTACAAGTTTAAAGACATAAATCCTCAGATAATGATACGGACTCTTGTGGATGGCGTGTATTATGGACTTATGATTGAGGATAAACGCAGTTTCTTTTTGAAGCCGTTGCAGCACAAATGGTGTAGACTTGCCGCAGTCGAAAATGGTGTGTGGCGATTTGCGTTTGATCTCAGTTATTTTGATAGCAAGAGAGCAAAACTGATGATATCCTCATACGGTTCTGAGTTTGAAAGAGCGTACTTAAAGTATAAAGGCGATAAGGAACGTGGCATTGAGGGTGACAAGACATTACGCTGGTTCATCCCAAAGAATCAGATTTGCATAAAATTTGATGAAGAATATCCGTTCATTATACCGCCTCTCGCTGGATGTTTTAAAGCAATTATAGACCTTGAAACGTATCAGGAGATTAAGAAAGACGGAGCGATACTCGATAATTACAAACTTATTAACTATACAGTTGAAACCGACAAAGACGGCAATCCCGCTTTGCCATTTGAGCAGATAGAAAAATATTACAATCAAATTGCGGGCGCAGTTCCCGAAGGTATAGGCATTGCAGTCAATCCGTTTAAGGCTGAGGGCATTACGCTTAAAGATACGCAAAATGCTGCAAATGATTATACGGAAGATGCTACTCGTGATCTGTTTAACAACATGGGCATTAGTCCTCTGTTGTTTGGTGTCGGCGCAAATCCTACATATAAGGTAATTGAGCTTTCGCTTATTGTGGATGCCTCTATGATGATGAAGGTGTTGAAGCAGATTGAGCGTGTGTTCAATGTTAAGTTTCAGCGTGAAATGTCTATTCATGGCGACTATTTGTTTGAGGTGCGTTTCCTTGAACAGAACACCTTCAACAAAGATGAAGTGGCGGATAGATTGCAGAAGTCGTCTATGTACGGGCTTCCCTCAAAATTGCTTTATGCCGCTGCGATAGGTCAAGAACCTATTGATTCATATACAGCAAGTTATCTTGAAAATGATGTACTTGGCTGTGGTACAAAGATATACAATCGTCCTCTTATAAGTAGCAATACGCTCAGTGGCGGAAATGTTGAGAGCGAGGGTGGTAGACCAGAGACAGAGAATCCGTCTGAGAATACGGTAGAGTCGGTGGAAAACAACGATAACTACAAGTGAGGAAACGAGCATGAATTTTATAAAGGTATTAGAACCTAAGCTGCAAGAAGAACTTGCTGGCTTGGGTTTTTCTTATACAATTGAGCAAATCGGCGAGAAGCAAATTTATGCTTTTGCTGATTGCAAAGAGCTAAGAGAACATATTGCCAAGAACTACTCTGATGCAAAGAACGTGTGTTTCTTTGGTGATAAGCTGTTCTTTTAAGTTCAGAGAAATAATGAAGGAAGGAGGTAGAAGCAATGGAGAAATTTAATCTGAATAACATTTCAAAGTTTGAATTTGTCAAGCCTATAAATAAAGAGTTCTCTCTGTTTAAGTGCTATGTGGCTGGCGTTGGGGCAAACAGAAATATGAGCTACATTTCAAAAGAGAGAATGGATGATGCACTTCCCACTTTATCTTATGCGCCTGTTGTCGGGCATCTTATTAAGAATGAGGACGGAACTTACAGGCTTGGCTCTCACGATGCAGTATTTGACATGGAGACTTGGGAAATTGTTCCTCTTACTGTGCCAGTTGGTGTTGTAATGGCAGGTGATTTCGCTTACGAGACTATTAACGAATATGGCGTTGATGTCGATTATTTGTGTGCTTATGTCATTTTGTGGACGGGCAGATATCCAGAACTCTTTGATTGTCAATATAGCGACGAGATATTCTGTGCTGAAAGCATGGAAATACAAGTAAATGAATATAGACCTTGGGCAGAAGATTCAAACTATATTGAAATTTTAGATTTTAGTTTTTCTGCATTATGTCTGCTTGGAAAGTCTGACGATCCTAAGTTGAACAATGAGCCATGTTTCATTAATTCTCGTCTTGAGCCGATTAATTTTAGCGCAGATGATTTTGTGGCTAAGTTTAATGAATTAAAAGATGCTGTTAAAGAATGTTTTAACCCAGAGGAAGAAGGTGGCAAAAACGTGGTAGAAAACACAGAAATGGAAATCAAAACTGAGGAAGTTGTAGAAGCTGAGGCAGCGGTTGCTGAAACAATTGAGCAAGTTGATGAGCCAGTAGAAATGGCTGAAGAATTTGAGGCAACAATTGATGAAACTGTTGATTATGAAGCTAAATACAATGACGCTGTGGCTGAGATTGAAAGTTTGAAGTCTCAGATTGCAGAACTCACTCCCTACAAACTTGCTGCTGAAAAAGCAGAAAGAGAAACTGCTGAAAGCGAAGTGTTCTCTAAGTATGATTCTCGCATTGGCGAAATGGCTGAATATGCAGAACTCAAGGCTAAGGCTGGCGAATATGCGATTGACGATCTCGAAAGAGAATGTCTCATTTTGGTCGGCAAATTTGCTATGAGTGAAACCAAAGAAAACCCTGTAGAGCCTGAAACAGAGGCTACAATCACATTTGCACTTGACGAAACACCTGAATCAAAGTTTGTAAATCGTTACGGCAATGTGTACGAAGATTATAAAACAAGATAACGAAAGGAAGGTAAAAATATGGCACACGGAATTTTTAGAAGTGACAATTGCACTTATACACACGATCCTGCGAAGATCAGAACAATTGAAACATATGGTGAAATCGACAACGGTGCTCCTATCACACTCGGCGCACTCGCTACAACTGGCAAGTATGCTGGCGAAAGAGAGGTTTTCACAACTTCTGCTGCAACAGGTGCAGAAGCAACTGCTGTTTTTGTAGTTACAACTCCTGAGCTTGACTATGAAAAGTATACACTTGGCGAATTTTCAAACGCTTCTGGTGCAATCGGCAGAGCAGTTGCAATGGAAAAGTACGACATTTTCTCAGTAACATCTGAGGTTCTTTCTGCTATTCCCACAACTACAAATAAGTACATCGCTGCTGGCAACGGCAAGTGGACTGTATCAAGCGCAAGCACAAAGGCTTTTGCACAGTTCCTCAATTCTGACGTTCAGGACGGCGTAACATTCTACGGATTTGAAGTCCTCTAATCAAGACAAGAAAGGTGGTAATAATATGAGTAAGGATTTAAGACAGCTTGCTATCGACGTTTACAATGGCGTTGATGTAAAGTTTGAGAACGGCGAAACTGGCGAAGATATGATTCGCAACGCTCTTTGCAAAGCTTTTAACGGTGTGAACCTTAATGACACTAAGGCAGTAAGAAACGCTCTTGCCTATAACAAGGTTGATTTCGAGATTATCAATGAGCTTATTGATGTAGCTCTCGATCTTTCAGCACAGGAGAACTCTGAAATCTGGAATTTTGTTGATTTCAAGTCTGCTGCACTTGGTGACAAGAATAAGTTCACAGTAGAAGGTAGCGATCTTCTTCATGTTGATGTAATTACTCACGGTACACAAGGCGTTCGTAGACAGCGTATGCTCAGTAAAGAGTTCTCAGTAGAGACAACTACTAAGGCTATCAAGATTTACGAAGAAATGGTACGTCTTGCAGCTAACCGCATTAACTGGGCTAAGTTTGTTGAAAAGATCGGCAAGTCATTTGACAATGATAGATTCAACGCAGTAGCTACTGCATTTAGCGGAATTACTGCTTCTGGCGACTATTCTAAGGGTTCTGCTGGTACAGCT